ACTAGGATCTAAGACAGGTATTACGATTGAGAATAAGTCGGATACTAAGGCCATAGAGAGTAAGTAGTCGGGAGTTATTATCTTCTTTCTTCATAGTCTTTGATTCTTTTCATACTATCAACATAACTCATTGCAAAAAGTTTCCAACTTTTAGGTTTATACCCTTTGATTTTTGCTATCTTCAAGCCTTCTTCGTACCATCTTATATCTTGTTTTATTTGTTTTGAGTAGTTCATTAGCTTTTCTCCTTGATTATTTTCGGTTCATAAAAAGGAATTTCATAATCTAAATCTGCACTTGTATAGGATTTAGGTTTTGGTAGATGTTTGCAAAGTTTTTCATATAAAGGTATTAAATCTCTATCTGATTCCATTCTGTTACCCACCATTTCTGTCAATTCAAATATTTCTTCAACTGTTAAGTTTATTTTCATTAGCTTTTATCCTTAAAGATATATTATTTCAAACTTAACCTCTGCAACTGTATCAATCCAAAAGAACACTACATATATAAATATTGATGCTACTGCTACAGTTATAAAAGTTTTAATATAAGTTATCCATTTATCTTTTATTAGGTCTATAACTTTGCTTACAAAGTTAAATACTTTCTCACGTTTCTGTATTTTCTTTTTTGGTCTACCCATTTTTTACTCCTTAACTTAATTTTGCCCAAAATAAAATTGTTAAAAATAATATTGAGATAGCAATTATTACTGCTAAACAATTCATCTCCTTTTGTACTTCTTCCTCAAAAATCTTTGGCATTATTTTTCCTCTAACCAGTCTTTTTCTAATTGTTGATAATCTTCATCAATTATGTATGGTTTTGGTATTTTTACCTCTTCACACTTGTCAAATTGAATTGTTTGTTTTGGGTTGACTGCCATTTGGTATTTAGCCTGGGCCTTCGCTTCATTTATTGATCTGCATTTAAAACTAAAATAACCGATTTGTGTTTTTTCGCATCTGATTACGTATGTTTTCATTAGCTTTTCTCCTTTTCTTGTTTATTAAGTTCTGCTAATCGTTTTCTATTTTTAGATCTTTCCAGTCTTTCGTCGTAAATCCTTCTACGTCTTTTGTTCATAACTAAGCCTTTAACTTCGTCGGGGCAAGTCTCTCGCCATAACCTGTCTAAGTGTTTAAGATTCATTGTTATTCTCCTTAACAGTTAAATCGTATTCAGCCTCAGTTATATAAGAATAAGAATTTAGAAACTCTTCTTTGGTTAGTATTTCAAAGTCTCGCATCTTTTCTTTGTCTGTAGTAAATGACTTATATTCTATTGTTGTATCGTTTATAAACTTTGATATCTCTTCTTCTGCAATAACTTCTTCAAGAGTTGATAGTTCAAAGTCGGGTTTTTCTGCTTCTTGAATGAGTCGGGCTAAATACCACTCAGCTTTCTTTAAATCTTCAAGGCCACCTTTATATTTGTATCGAGTAACGTATTTGATGATGTTACCCTCAACATAGTTCATATCATGACTAACAATATAATCAGTCGTTTCTATTCCTTTGCGGTAATAGGTCGGGTTGATGTTATCGCTCATTGTCGGACTCCTTTAATAAACTTCTTTGTTAATTTTGTAATCGCCGTCGTTCATTGACTCAGCTAGTGTCCATTTGTCATTTTGATAGTCGTAATAATATATATCTTTGTAACAAGCATCTCCCCATACCACTAGAGCAATATGTCCAGTCCAACCTGGACAGTCGGGTACATAGTCTCTAATTATTGCTACGTTTGTTAAATGGTCTAAGGTAATATCAAAACCCGTGCCATACCATTCTTGGTGAGCGTCAAGTATTCCTTGTAGTTCTTTTTTTGTTGGTTCATTCATTGTCGGACTCCTTTGTATCAGGATTTCTTACGCATTCCCAATCATCACCACAGTACAAATAATCAGAAAATATTTTTTCTGCTTCTTCGTATGATTCTGCTATTACAAAATCCTCTTTCTCTATTGTTTTTGTACTTCTGAATACATATTCTTTTTTTTGGTTATTCATTGTCGGACTCCTCTTTTCTTTTATTAATTAAGTTCGTATATTTTGTCCATAGTCGTCTATCTGTCGGGTGAACATCACCACTCACTCGCCACCAATACTCATTTTGTTTCCAGCCTTTATAATATCTGCTCTCAACTTCAAACAACTTCTCTTTTATTTGTTCTACTGTTAATCGCTTACCCATTACCTTCTCCTAAGTTTGTTAGCTTTTCAAAACATTCATCACAATAAAGTTCTCCATCATGTTCTGTAAATAAACCCTCATCCCAACTACAAAAATCACATACATTGCTTTTCTCAAAATAAAACAGAACATCAATGCCTTTATAGGTTTTCAAAATACCTTGTGTTTCTATTCCTACTTTTTCTTGGTTAGACAACGTGCTAATAATTACCCAATTAGAGTGTCCTAATTGTTCTCTGCAATCATCATCAATAATTTCTGTTATATCTCTACTCATTTTAATATCTCCCCATTAGTTTTATTTATAAACTCTTCAAAAATTGTTTTATAAGTTTTGTTTCCTTCGTAATCAACTTCATCTAAAGAATAAATTAAAAGATGAATTTGATCTCCAATTTCTATTTCAAAAACAAAATCTTCATCAATAGATTTAATTCTGATTTTGTCTCTAAAACTTATTTCAACTCCATTACTCATTGTCGGACTCCTCTATATCGGGTGTTTCAAAAGAATAATGAACAGTCTCATTACTAACTTTAATTCTGTACCAAATGACAGGACATGTATCTAGCCACTCATAAAATGAATCAGGCATTTTTTTATCTGCTAACATTAGTTTTGCTCCTCATCTAAATCATCACGATTAATTTCTTCATTTATTTCGTAGAAACTTTTGCCACTCGTTTCTATTCCTAATTTTTTTGCTTTACTTTCAAGCACCAAAAAATCAATTTCATTTTCAGCATTACAAGTTGCACTATCTCCCATACAGTAAAAATCTTGCTCTATAATTTCTCCTTTATGATCTAATATTTCGTATCCGCCTTCGCCTTTTTCATCACCTGTAAGCAGATCGTATCCATCTTGGCTTTGCATAGCCTCAATCCATCTGTTGCAAGGTTTTTGTTCAAACTCTCTTATGAAGTATCCTTTGTACTCATATTCTTGTAATAGGCTAGTACCCTTTTCATAGTCATTTTGGTTTAATGGAAATCTTGATTTAATTATTTTCATTAGTTTTGCTCCTTAATAAAAAATCCGCTTAGTATGTCTTCAACTTCACTTACGATATCGCAAAATTCATCTTGTTTTTCTTCGGTATATCTTTCGTCTCCGTTTTCGTCTGTCTCTGTTAAAGGATCTAAAGATGAATACTGCAAAACATAATGTGAAAGAGTCGCATACAGTTCTACCCAAGTTTCAGAGGATATGGTTATTTTTTTAGCCATTATTCTATCTCCTCTTTGATAGCATCTTTATCAAAATCTAATTCTTGAGCCTCTCCCCAACGCCAACCTCCTTGCCCGTGTTCCCACATACCGCCCTCAAAATTTTCTTTATATTGTTCCTCAAAATCTTCAAGAGACATATCTTCGGGTATATTGCATATATATTCATAATCGGTTTCCATAACCGCAGTTATCATTACTGTTTTAAGTTTTCTTTTAGCCATTAGTTTTGCTCCTTAGTCGGGTTATCAGTCGGGGGGTTAGTCGGGTTATAGTCGGGGTTAATATGTATAGAAAAATCAAAATACTGCATCATTTGGTACAGTAGATCTAATTCTGCTTCTTGTTTTGTGTTGGCGACAGACTGAAATATCAGTCTATCGCCTTTGATAATTTTGGCTTGTATCATTAGGCGACCTCTGTTTGAAACTCTAAAAACTGTTCGCACACTTGATAAGATAAAGAATTTTCATCAACTCTTATGGATGCCCCGTCGCCCCAATCTAAAAACCAATAATCTATATGGGTTATTTGCTTGTCATAGTCAACATATATTCTAAATTCATCAGATGGTCCACCCCAAGATAATTGATAGCGAAAATAACCTCTTTCTTGATCTTCAAAAGTTCCTCTTTCTACATAATCAAAGCAAAGACCATAGCTAAATATGAAATCAAAAAAATCTTCATATCCGCTTAAATCTTCATAGATTACTTTAAGAGCAATCTTTCCGCCCTCTGTAGCTTCTTCGTATTTGTCGTAAAATTCAGACGCTTTTACAAAGTCATCTTCTCTTGATCGGTATTCTTCTTGTACTCTTTCAGCACATGTTTTGTATTCGCTCATTACTTGCCCCCTTATATTAGATTCTCATTCGCATAGTTAGTTAAAATACTAACTACTTCGCTTGTTGGTTTCATTGCATGATCAATAACCAATTTTCTAAAGTCTTGATCTTCGCAACACACATCAAAAGAGGCGAATGTTTCATTTTCAAAAATGCTAGCGATTAAATCTAGCTTATCGTTTTTGGCTTTTATACCCATTGTTTTATTCCTCCGTATTAGATAAACAATAGGTGTATTCTATACTATTATCTACTATCTGTAAAATTAAAATAAACATAGCTGTAACCAATACATTTACATATATTCTTTTAATAGGTAGATGTACCGTAAAAAATAGCATTTTCTCTCTCTCTTCTCTTTTCCTATCTCTAGCAAATAGAAACCGATAGAAAAAGGCGGGGCGGGTGTCGGGTGTCGGGTGTCGTTTAGACTTGCGAACCCGTCGGGTGTCGGGTGTCGGGCTAGACTATAGACAGTAGACGCTAGATGGTAGGCTTTAGATATAGACCTATAGACAATAGACAGTTAGACCAAGATCAGTCCGCCAGCTGGCTAGAAATTAATTCAATTCTTTTTACAATTTGTAAACAATCTCCTGTATAATACGTATCAAGGGGTAGCAAGGTGCTACCCTATAACTTACGGAGAAAAAAT